ACGAAAATGAAAACCTTCAAATTCAAAGTAATCGAATACGGAATCTCTGGCCCTAGCGAGAAAATGTTGGAAGTAAAAGCCCGCACCGAATCAGCGGCACTGAAAAAGGCCCAGCGCATCCAGGGCAATCGCGAGTGGGCAATCTCCCTGGTGGGGGTTGCCTAATGAAATACACACTAGGACCATGGAAGTATAATAATTGCACTGTCTACGCAGGCCCAAAGGCAACGCCTGTAGCCTATACGGGGGCAAAATTTGATGTTCATGATAACAGTTTAGAGAGCCTTGCGGAATGCCATGCTAACGCGAGATTGATCGCGGCGGCTCCTGAGCTTTTAGAATCAATTCAGCCCACTGTCCGGTTACTTAATATGCTTTTAGAGCGCGAGGAAACCATGGGCCGCAAGGGCGACATCGAAACGGCCAATTGGATTAGGACAGAAGCCATTCGCCTGATGCGTTTAGACAGCAAGGTCAGGGGCGAGGAATGAAATGCCCGAACTGTGGACATGAGCCAACCAAAGGACGGCCTAAAAAAATCGACGACGCGAAAGTGCGAAAAATGCGGAAGGCTGGAAAGTCATTGGCTGAGATTTCGAAAAAGTTTGATGTGACTCGCGGGGCTGTGCAAGCCTCGCTCAACCGTACTTTTATATTCTAAAGGGGGGTCTAAATGAGCTACTTGTCGCTGAGGGATAGTTACCAAAATTGCTAAAGATATGTCCAAACCAAAAACAATTAAAATTGTAAAGGAGTCAAAAATGGCAAAAGCAAAAGCTAAAACCAAAAAGCCAACTAAGAAATAATTTCTCGCGGCTGGCAGGATTTGTTCCGGGTCGCGCCGTTTTTGAAAATCAAGAAAATATATTCCTTGACATAAAAACTAGACCAATACCGCTTGCTTTTATGCGTCATTGCTTTATTCTGTAGTTCACAGAAGGGATGCAATATGTCTGCAGTCGATCTGTTAAAGGAGTTTAAGTCTAAAGTTGAGGTCAGGGCTCAAATTGAAGAGTCGGACCTGTCTGTCACAGTCATTGACTCAAATCCAAAAGAATCTAAAGCCATAATTTCTGAAGCTATAGAGGGACACATGAGACGTTTTGAGGTAATTTTTAGACTAATGGACAATAAACCTATTTTAGATCTTTAGATATAGAGTCTAGCTCTCTTCGCAAGATTCTGCGAACCCATTCCGATATATTTATATTATGATTCTCTTTTAAAGAATAAAGCTGATCACGCATTCCCTTATCAACTGGAAGAGTAAAGCGCTCGGTGAGCGTATGTCTTTTAAGCTTTGGCACATCTTTCATACATCAATTAAAGACACCTTGAATTCTATAATCAAGGTGAAAATGATATTCACAATCAGGTTTACCTTGGAAATAAAAGCATAATCCAGAATCCTTAATGGAAATAAACAACGCTTTCCTCGAGGAGATTTAATGGATCAACAAACATCGCAAACGCCAGACCGGCTGATTTCTCAAGTTCAGCAAGAATACATCAAAGAATGCACAACGCTCGGTGAGCATGTGGCGAACTTAGATCGCATTCCTAATCTTATTCAGGCCTCAAAAAAAAAGGTCATGAATCTCCATAAAGAATTTGAGATGCTGCAGGCGCAATCGTTTCAAAAAGCACAAGCAGATGCAATCGCAAAAGCCAATTCCGCAAAAATTGTGTCTAAAAAAGGCAAACGATAATGGAAACTCAAGCACAAACCAGTGAGATTCCGTTGCCTCCAAATGAGCCTTCTGAAATCCAAACCCTATTGAATCAATTTACGCAAATGGCGGCAGAATATGGGATTTCGTGCTTTGAGGAACAAAAAGCACAAGAGAGACAGCATAAATTGATGCTTAAAATCGAAAATATCGCAGACAAAATCGAGAAAACAAACAAAAAGATGCAAAAAGAACAGGCAGAGCAGGCTAAAGCCGTTGCCGAAAAAGCGCTTGCTCCAGAAGAGACTGTGCAATGACGGTTCCGGTTAGACGTTGCCTAAAAAAAGACATCGATAAGATCGTGGAGCGCTTGGGGAAGAATGCAAAATTCACGGAAGTACCCTCCACGATTCCGGGCGTTTCCTTTCGTGGCGTTATATCGGCGTCTTGTGACGAGGTCTCCGTCGCGTGGCCCGTTGATCGTCCGCCAGAACATCAAGACGATTTTGCCAAAAAATACAACTGCGGGTTTCCATTGGACCAAGTCTCAATTGAACCCTCTAAACTTTCTGTCGTGAGGTAAAAATGAAAAACCTATTCCATAAGATCAAATCAAAGATCATAGGCAAAAACACGGTCAACACACCAACGGCAGTGATTGCAGATCAGCTCTTAGAGCGAAGACCGCTTCCAATGGGAATGACTGAATTTGAAGAGTGGTCCGATCGGATCATTTCAGGGGCGCTATGTCAGGCAGAACATGACAGCCAAAAATTTGCACTCGCCGAAATGATCATGCACTTGGGTCCGACAGAGGACTTTAAAGAAGACGCTTATTTCATTCACTATCTTCGGAAGTCTGCTTGCAATCAAATAGCGCATGCAAAGCTTATGGAAATTAAGAATGCCTCAATTGCAAAAGCTGCCGCGAAAGTTTTAGAAAACAAATCAAAAACAGATGCAGCGACATCAACAGCCGAAACAGGTGCTATTGATGATCCAAGTCCACAAGAAAAGAAAGCACAATAAGCTTTGGAAGAGACGAAGAAGCTCATCTTTTGATTCAGAGGAGTTTAAAGAGTTATCAAAACAATGGGACAAAAAGCTTGAAGAAAATGAATTCAAGGACGCCGAGTTCACAGACTCAACAGGCTTTAGGAACTTGAGAGAGCCCACGGTTATTTTAACCGAGGACATAATAAACCTCTCAGCCAAGGAGCTTTACTATCAAATGGTTTCAGAGAAGGCGGAGACTTATGCCTTTAATGACCCTGCCGATAAAATGATTATGTCTTTGGCGGCTGAGGGTAAATTCAATACGGAGATTCGGGCGCGCTTAGAAAACATGGGTTTTAAAATACATGGTATGACGATCATGTATAAAAAGAGAAGGTTTGAGCACTTATGGAAGATTCGAAGCTGGACCATGAAACAGATGAACCTCAAAGAGAACCCTCAGAAAAAAAGGGTGATCAAAGTTCGTTCGACATAATCCTATATCCAGGATCCCTGCTTCCAAAAAACTATGAACCAATGATCCTCTCTAAAATGCTCAGATCCCTCAAATACGGAAATGAGTATTTTAAGCTAATTGAGAACAATTCTTATTACCAAAATTATCAAAGATACATCAGATCATTGCTCGCAAGACCTGGGGCTGTCGTAAAGCTTGCCGTTCTTTCAGACGACTATGACACGGTTCTTGGTTGGTCCTTGGTTGAGCCCTATAAGCTTCATTACTGCTACGTAAATAAGGACTACAGGCGTACGGGCATAGGCCGAGCGCTCACAAAAGACCCGTTTATGATTATCACCCACCTTACCCATATTGGGATATCGATATGGGCCTCTAAATACAATAACAACCCAATCATTGAATCAGACAAGCCCCTGGTGGTGTTTGATCCATTTGCTTAAAAAGGAGACAATATGTCAAAAGTGAAACTAAAATTCGTGCAAGTCCATGCCCCGCTATTTGTAGCAGGGAAAAACTTCGGAGAAAAAATAAAGGCTGAACAAACTAAAGGCGTAGCCCTCATGTTTGATGACGCAAAAGGCAGGCTTTTTGTTGAATATAACGGAGAGATTGCAGTCGTCCCGGAACCTTCGGTTCTTAGCATGATCGCTGAAAAACATTCTGATTGGCAATATGAAATGAAATACCCAAAAGCTGAGCCTTTAAAGCCCGTTGAAAACATCAGTCATCCAAGTGTTGTCGGTAACTTCAAAACAGCCCAAGTGAGCGATGCACAACAAGTCGGAGCACAAAGGAAGAATGGCAAAGCTTAAAGAATTAAACAGCAAGCCCTATCTTTTTGAGCGCCTAGATAAGCCCATCACTGCGGCTGACCTGGATCCGAAAGTCTTAGCCAGTCAGCCGGCCTCAGCAAGGGCGATCCTAGAGCGTGATCCAATGAAGGATGCTGAAGCCCAAGCTCGAGTTGTTCCACTATCAGCCTATGTGGATAAAGACGCCGTTGATCATTATGTTAAAACTGGGGACACCTCAGTGTTAGCTAAAATGGTTGGCGTTAGATCCATGACGGTCGATGAAATACTCACCGAAGAGAAGCGCAGACGATCGCCTAAAAACGAACAACAGATCAATACAAAGGTATGGGTTGATAAAAAGCTGTTACCTCCAGACGTGCATTTATCAGCTACAAGTGCCGAAAAGAAAGAGTCAGGGATCCAGGCCTTCCTTTACTCTCCGCCGGCTCAAGTGACAGAAGAAGAAATCAGACAAAGAGCCGTGAACCTAAAGCCAATCGTCACAGAACAGCCAAAGCCTGTCGTTTGGGTTGAAGCGCCCTGGTACAAAGCAATATGGCAATGGATCACAGGCGGCCAAGTGAGGAAGAAACATGAAGACTGAATTATCATTCTTACTAGACCTGTTGCTTAATGACATCACTCCATTAGAGCTTAAAAAGCTGATTGCTGAGAGAATCAAGGAAGTGGAGCTGAATCTACAGCCAGCCCCTATTCAAAGGCCAATACCTAAATCTGCACAGGTCTCAATCCCTCAAGAAGTGATCGATGCAAACCCAGGCATGGGAAAAGCTCAGCTAGCAGATCTAATGCGCAATCAGCAGTCATCACCTCAAGATCAGACCATGGCACCAGTTGTTGTAAGCCCGATTGCTCAAGCAGCACTACAAGCAAGACAGCAAGCCATTCAGATAGCGGCATCAGGAAAACCAGAACCGGGCAGAACGTCACCTAGGAAGTTCTAGGATGTCAGATAAAACGACTCAAAAAGCCTTAAATGAAAAACGCTCTAGAGCGGCGCGATCCTTAAAACAGGTTAATTTGAGTCAATTACATAAGAAGCTTATAAACACTTTAAACCGCACAGCAGATGAGCTTCTCGATCGATCCTACAATAAACAGATGAGCAAGGATGACATCAAAGCCCTCGTGGATTGCATAAAGATGATGCCAACACTAATCCGCCAAGAGGAGATCGAAATGGAATCTCTCACAGACGATGAACTAAAAGAGCGCGCTAAGGAAGTTGAGGACGAATGATAATGATCGGTGACTGCCTAGAACAGATGAAAGAATTAAAAGATAACTCAGTTGAGGCCATCGTTACGGACCCTCCTTATGGCCTTTCCTTCATGGGAAAGAAGTGGGATTGCGATGTTCCTTCGGTTGAAATATGGCGAGAGGCTTTACGGGTATTAAAACCTGGCGGTCATTTGCTCGCGTTCGGCGGCACTCGCACTTATCACCGCTTGGCTGTGAATATTGAAGATGCAGGCTTTGAAATCAGAGACCAAATCATGTGGCTTTATGGGTCTGGGTTTCCGAAGTCTATGGATGTCTCAAAAGCGATTGATAAGGCGGCGGGCGCTGAGCGTGAGATTGTTGGTAATGCAAACAGGGCAGGCTCTAATTCTAGAGCGTTTCAATCAGAAAAAAAAACTACAGCCCGTCAGTATTTCGAAACCGTACCTTCAACCGACGCCGCAAAACAATGGCAAGGCTGGGGCACTTCTTTAAAACCAGCCGCGGAAATTATTTGCCTCGCCACCAAACCATTGACTGGCGCGGTTTTGATAGATAATTTGGTTCGTGAATGCCAATCACTATTGTTTGCGTTAATTGCGAAAAATCATTCAGCGTCAAACCAAAGCGCGTTCGGCACGGAGTTAAATACTGCTCAATGGATTGCCGGAAAAATCACGCTTACACCGGACGTTTTGTCCGAAGCGATGGTTACGTTGCGATCCGAATCGGAGAAGCATTCCAACTTGAACATCGAGTTATCATGGCTCGACATCTTGGAAGAGACCTCGCAACTCGCGAACACGTTCACCACCGAAATGGAATCAAGTCTGACAACCGACTTGAAAATCTTGAAGTCTTGTCTGTTGAAGCGCACGCCTCCGAACACGCTCCAAAACGATGGGCTTGGAAAACCGTTGAGTGCCTCACCTGTCGGAAGTCTTTTGAGCGCTCTCGAACAGAAATTAAACTTCATCCAAACACCTTCTGTTCACGAGCCTGCTACATCGAAGGCCATAGCCTTATCCCCAAACGTTGAACCTATCTGTTTAGCTCGCAAGCCTCTCGAGAAGGGCCTAACCGTTGCGCAAAACGTGCAGAAGTATGGCACGGGTGCTATCAATGTGGATGCGAGTCGGATTGGTAGCGAGGAACGCCCTAAGATGATTCGGACGAAGACAATTGTCAGATCTAATTCTATGTCTGGAACATCAACGGGAAAAACCAACAGCGGAGAGATGACGTCTCAAGGCCGCTGGCCTGCAAACGTCATCTTCGACGAGGAAGCGGCGGCGATGTTGGATGAGCAGATTGGATTTACTAAATCATCGGCTGCAATTAGGAATAACAAAGATTCAGAAAGTGTTGCCATGTTTGGCTCTCTCAAAAGGCACGCTGCAACTTCAAGCGGACATAGCGACTCCGGCGGCGCCTCACGATTCTTTTATTGCTCAAAGGCGAGTAAATCTGAGAAGAATAGTGGATGTGAGGGTACGCCAAAGAGGGCTGTGCGCCGTCACAATGCAGGAATTGGTGAAGGACTAGCTCGTGCGCCAGCCTTTGACGAGAATTTCCATCCTACAGTCAAGCCCATCAAGCTCATGGAATACTTAATCAAGATGGTGACGCCTCCAAACGGAACGGTGCTTGATCCATTTATGGGATCTGGGTCAACGGGAGTTGCAGCTAAGAGCCTAGGATTTGCTTTTATAGGCATTGAGATGAACCCAGAATATGCGGAGATTGCGCGCAAAAGGCTTGAATGAATGTCGCAGCAAGGATCTTAGCTAGAAGGCTTGCAAAATCTCATAGCGAGATAAAAGGCATAGACCTGCTAGATAAAGACTTCCCGCTTCAAACTGAATTCATCCTCCATCCCGCTAAATTCAAAGCGTTATTTGCCACAAGACGCTTCGGCAAATCCTATACGGCAGGACTCTATCTCATTAAGGAAGCATTAGAGCATCCAGGAACAAGCTGCCTCTATGTGGCGCTCACGAGAGATTCAGCCAAAGGTATCATGTGGAAGGACATCCTAAAGGTCCTAAACCAAAAGTATAAGCTTCATATGAAGTTCAATGAGACGCTCTTAACCGCAACCCTTCCGAACGGCTCAGTGATCTATCTCATGGGCGCAGATTCATCAGAGGACGATAAGAACAAGATCCTAGGGCGTAAGTTTAAAGTCGCTATTATCGATGAGGCCGCATCCTTTACAATCAACATGCGAGAGCTGGTCTTTGGTATTCTAAAGCCAGCTATGGCCGATCTTGGTGGAACTATATGCATGATAGGAACACCATCGAACTATTGCCGTGGCCTATTCTTTGATATCACAACAGGAATAGAGCCCGGCTGGCATTTAGTTAAAGCCAACACTGCTGACAATCCTTATATGAAAGACAAATGGGCTAAAGAAATAGCAGAGCTTATGGCCAATCAGCCATACATCACAGAACTTCCAATGTTTAAGCAGATGTATCTGGGTCAATGGGCGATTGAAGAAGATAAGCTTGTCTATAAGTTCAACCCAGACCGCAACCTTTATAAAGAGCCCCCAAAAGGACTCTCGCCCAATGGCTGGACCTATACATTAGGCGTGGACACTGGATGGGAAGATGATAACGCGTTCATTCATTCGATGTTCCATGAGAACGACATGAATCTCTATATCTTTGACGACTTCGCTAAGCCTAAAATGACCTTTGATCAGGTGACCGATAAGATTAATCAATACCTGGCCCACCCGTTCTTATCTCCTTCTAGGATTATCATCGATGGCGCGAATAAGCAGGGCGTGGAGTCCATGAGGCAAAGATCTAATATTCCATTCGAATATGCTGATAAAAACGGCAAGGTGGATTTCATTGAGATGATGAACGCTGACTTCATTCAAGGGAAGATCAAAATCCATGAGAGGTGTGTCGGCTTAATAAATGAGCTGACCACTCTCGTTTGGAAGACAGATGGAGACAGAATCTCCATTCCAAAGAAAGAGCATCCATCTCTCCCAAACCACAGAACAGATGCCATGCTTTATAATTGGCGGAATTCGTATCATTACCATTCGGCGCCTAAAGAAATCTTCCCAGCGGTTGGGTCGCCTGGCTGGTATCAAAAGCAATCGGACGGCATTTGGGAGAGAGAGCGCGAGCGCTTGATTGAGAACTTATCTAAGAATTGGCCAGAGGATGATGGCTCTGGTTGGAGTAGTGATTCTGGGATGTTTTAGCCAATAAAAGCATAGTTTTCCTCAATATTGAGGTGGAAATGCTTCCTTTCTTGAAGAAAACCAAAGACGCGTCGGTTTCCCTGCCAGCAGATACCATCAAGAGAGAACCGGACGAAGGTTCAGAGGAATATGATTCTTTAGAGGCAGCGGCCGAGGACCTCTATCACGCCATTCAAAAAAAAGATTTCAAAGCAATAGCAGCGGCTTGGCGAGCTGGGTCTGAGCTTATTGATTCCGAGCCTCACTCCGAAGGTCCTCACACAAATGAAATGGGTGAATAAATGGCAACAATCGCAACACTAGTTCTTAATCAAAACTACATACTAAATGGTCTTGGCACTTTGACCTATACGGTGACGACAGCTGGCTTCGTGAGAATTCAGAATGAATCGTCTGTCATGACTCCGTCGGGTCTTGCCATTGTCGTTCAGCAAAACGGATCGACTGTTTACACGGCGCCAGTCTTAAGTCCCACGCAATTAGGAATAAGTTTTCAGTTCTCATTCATAGCGGCAGTCAATGACGTGATCACAGTTGTGTATTCGTCCGGTGCTGCAATCGATAGCCTTCTCAATTCAGTAAAAACCAACGTTAGCATTATCCAAGGAGCTTAAATGGCATCTACTACACCTCAAAATCTAGTCATCACGGGCCTTACTTCAATCACGACAGCCTTTGCAACGACTGGGGTCTACCTGGTTGATATCAAGCTGACTGTTCCAACAATAGATGAAGGCTCAACGGCCAACTCATCTGTGGTTGTGACGCTTACTCAGAATTCAACGGTTATCTATACGGGTCCAGCCGGCGCCATGGGTGCACGAACGACAGTCAATGCAACGGCTGGCGATACTCTGACGATAGCTCTTAGCTCTGCCAATTCTGTTGATACCTCTATGCTCAACGTCATCAAAGCAACAATAGCGATAGGATAACAAATGTCTAAATTTGCAATTGCTCATGCGATGAAAAAGAAAATGGCCAAAGGCGGCAGTGTTGAACATTGCTGTTGTGATGAGGCCGAAGGGGATAACCCTGAATGCGCTATTCACTGCCCTCCATTAAAAGAAGCTGAGTCCATGGATGAAGCGCCCATGACTAAGAAAGAACGGGCCATGAAGGCTTTTGCTGAGGGTGGTTCCGTTGATCCTAATTTGGCCCCAGAGGCTAAAATGAATCCAGATATGGCAAGAAAATTAAAGGCAATTAAAATGCCAGCTAAGGGTGGTTTTGCAGGGAATACTGAGCTTGCCAAGGAACATGAGAAAAAAAGGAAAGCCTTTTATGGCGATGATGGGAACGGGGCCACATTTGGTGGCAATAAAATGGCAGATGGCGGCTATGTAGACGAGGAAGAAGCATCAGGCTACTCTGACAATATGCTCTCTCGCATCATGAAAAAGCATGGCTATTCCGAAGGCGGAATGGTTGCCAATAGCGGCGAAGATGAACTCGACATGCTTGCCGATGGCAAGCCAAATGAGTTTGATGACCTGGCTTTAGATGACCATATGGAATCTAAAAGTGATGGCGCCAACAATGGCGACTCATTAGGCGATCATCAAGAAGATGAGGACCGCAAAGATATTGTTTCTAGAATCATGCGCTCTCAGAAACTTAAAGATCGTCTTCCAAAGATTCGGTAACGAATGGATATCAAGGACTTTAAGGACCTCGAAAAATTACTAAAGATATGCAGACGCCAGGGAGTGACTGAGTTCACTCTTTCGGGCTTTTCTTGCAAGCTTGGTGATCTTCCAACTGAGGCCGGTCAGAGAATTCAGGAAGATGTCGTCATGGGCGATCCGATGGATCCCTATTCTAATTTCCCATCAGGCATTTTAAGTCCAGAAGCATTGGCTTTTTATAGTGCAGGCGGAGTGCCTGGCGAAGAGCCAGAAGGGCTTTTAAATGAAGGTTAGTCCACGCAAAGAGTCCCCATCTAGAATTAAAATGATCACTAAGTCCTCTGGCACTAATGAAATGGCTATGCTTGCCGAATGGTGGAACTCAGAGACGCCAGAGAGAATGGCGGTCGATCTTTGCGGAACAGCTTCCTATCTTAAGACCAATCAAACATATCGCATGCGACAGCTTGCGGTCGGCGTAAGAATGTATTCAGGCCTCTCAATCTATTCTTATGCTGGTTCAAACGTCTCTAAAATGGATAAGAGCAAGACTCTGCCAGACGATAGACCCACCTTTAATCTAATCCAAGCTTGCACGGATACGCTAGTATCCAGATTAGGCCAGGCTCAGCCACAGCCAAAGTTTTTAACTGACAACGCTGATTATAAACAAAGGCACCTTGCTCAAAGGCTTAACCAGTTCATTTTAGGAGAGTTTTACCAAACAAAGCTCTATGAAAAGGCAATCAAAGCTTTGCGCGATTGTATCGTCATGGGGACCGGGTGCTTAAAGATATATGAGGGCGACAACGCGAAGGTTTGCGTAGACCGAGTCATGGTTACAGACCTTTTCATTGATGAGAACGATTCACTAAATGCGGATCCTCAGCAGATGCTGCAGTTAAAGCTTATGGACCGTGGCAAGTTATTGGCCAACAGCCCTAAAAAAGTGGGCTCAATCATTAAAGAAACCCCGCAATCATACCCTGATAACGCGCCAGATTCAGGAAGAACGACGGCCGATCAAATCATGGTTGTGGAGGGTTGGAAATTAGCATCAGGTCCAGATAGATATGCCCCAGGCTACACGCCCGGAAGGCATGTCATTGCAACTACTCAAGGAGTGATCCTTGATGAGCCATGGCATAAGATCAAATACCCGTTCGTTTTCTTGAATTACTCAGATCCTTTCTTAGGATTTTGGGGCCAAAGCCTTGCGACTCAGCTTTTTGGCACGCAATTAACTTTGAACCGTATCCTTTATACGATAGCCAGGTCCATTACGCTTGTTGGTGTTCCAAGGGTCTTTATCGATCAGTCATCTAAGGTCGTTAAGGCTCATAATAATAATGAAATAGGGGTAATCGTTACCTATTCAGGGACAAAGCCAAGCTATGAAGTGGCCCCTTGTAATGCTCCAGAATTATACAGTGAGCGCGATAAGCTTATTCAATATGGATTTCAGCAATGCGGAGTCTCGGCCATGCAGGCGACCTCGCAAAAACCAGAGGGTTTAAACTCGGGCGCGGCTATCCGATCAGCAGACGATATCTCAACTGATAGATTTGCGGCCCTATCTAAGAAATACGACAATGTTTTTGTCGATGCCGCTTATCTCATCGCTGATCAAGCAATGGAAATAGCTGAGCGAGACGGCAAGTATCAGACTGTTTATCCCAATAAAGACGGCACAAAGGAAATCGATCTTCCTGCCATGAAGTTCTTAAAAGATCCCTTTGTTATCCAATGCTTTACAGAAAGTTCACTACCAAGAACTCCGGCCGGACGAATACAGACCATTACTGAATTGGTTCAAGCCGGAATGCTCACCCTAAAAGAAGGCCGAAGGCTCATGCGCACACCGCAGGACCTAGAGCAAAACGAACAGCTCGATAATGCGTCCGAAGAGCGCATCTTTCAGATTCTGGATAACATTGTGGAAAGCGGGAAATACATGCCGCCAGATCCTTTCATGGATTTGAACCTGGCAACCACGCTCACCACTCAATACATCAATCTCTATTTGGCAGCGAAGCTTGAAGAGAAGAAGGCCGACATGCTTCGCGACTTCTTTGCTCAAGTTCAAACGATCAAAATGGCAATGACGCCACCGCCAATGCCTCAAGCGCCACAACCCACGGCAAACCCACAACCAAATGCGACATCACCATTAGTTCCAAACACAAACGCAGCACCTGCTGCGGCTTAAAAACAACAACCCGAAACCAGCCACGAAAGTTATCGATGGCTATAAAGGACAGACAACATGAAGATATCGCCCATCGCGCAACCAAGCGGAGCGTCCGCAGGCCAAGCCATCAACGTCGCGGGAAACGATAGAGTATCATCCGATCGACTAGCCCAAGCCAAAGCTATCGCAAAAGGGGATCAGACCTTCTCGATTAGGCCCAGAGAAGCGCCTCCCGTTGAAGATAAGCAGGTCGATCGTATCAAAAAACGCATTCAAATGAAGACCAATTTCTCAACAGACCGAGGGATTATTGAGGCAGAAGCTGAAGAACCAGCGGCGCCGGTTGACGATAAAAGCATAGCCCCTCTTAATATTGACGATACTCAAAGCGGGACTGTTGAAGCCACTCAGCCCTTGAGTCCTCAGTTTGCAGCGCTTGCCAAACAGCGGCGCGCCCTCCAAGTAAAAGAGAAGGAGATTGCAGACCGAGAGGCAAGACTTGCGGCCGGATCTACAGAAGGTGGATCTGAGACTGTACTTACTCGCCTTAAGGCCAATCCTCTGAGCGTGTTGCAAGAAGCGGGTGTCACTTATGACGACCTGACCAAAGCTATAATGGCCAATCCAGTTAATCCAGAGCTTGAAGAACTAAAAGCACAGGTCAAAGCCCTTAAAGAAGGCGTTGATAAGACTTTTAGTGAGCGGGATCAACAAACAGAAGCACAAGTGCTTTCTGAGATTAGGCTTGAGGCCGACGGTTTAGTCGCTGAGGGCGATACGTACGAGATGATTCGCGCAACCGGCAGCTCTCCTGATGTCGTAAAACTTATCCACAGGATCTACAAAGAAACTGGGCGGGTGATCGACACAAGAACGGCATGTGACATGGTTGAGGAAGATCTTGTCAATGAAACGCTTAAGATTGCAAACGTCAAAAAGATTCAAAGCCGCATAACCCCAGCGGCAAGTCTGAAGCCACAGACGCAACCGAATCAGATGCGAACTTTAACCAACCGAGACACGGCTATTGCTCCTCTTGATCGAAGAGCGCGGGCACTTAAGGCTTGGAACGAGTCTTTAAAATAAACATTAACCCGATTTACATCGGATAAAGGAAAACAAAATGGCAATTGCAGCACAATATGCAAACTCGTCAAATCAGATCGCGGCTCTCCGCGAATTGTATACTGACGATAAAGATTATATGAAAAACATCGTCTATGCGAAAAATCCTTGGATGGCCATGATTCCAAAAAATGAGTCGCCAGATGGATTTGCGGGTAAATACATTCCAGTTCCTTTGGAATATGGAAATCCTCAAGGTCGCGCCCATCAATTCGCGAACGCTCAGAATCAACAAACGGCGTCTGAAGTTGTTTCATACTTCGTGTATGCGACTCAAGATTACCAGTTGATCACGATCACGAATCTTTTGATGGAACAAACCAAAACAAATGCTGGCGCGTTTGTGGACGAGGCTTCACGAACCATGGATAATGGTTTTAGAAACCTTTCTAACAACATGGCATTTGAATTGTTTGCTGGCGGAACAGCATCTCGAGGCGTTATCGGCGCGGTCACTGTAGTTGGAACGACCGTTACAATCACACTTACAAACTCTCAGCAAGTTGTTCAGTTTGAAGGAAATATGATCCTTCAAAACACTGCAACAGACGGCGGAGCGGCTTTGCAGGTGACAAGCGTTATTGATGCCATTCAGTTGACATCGGTCAATCGCGGAACTGGTGTTATCATCGGAACAGTTGTTCAAGGTAACGGATCAACCTTTGCTGTAGGAAACTATTTGCAAGTATTGGGCGATATCGGAACAGCAGGCGCCACCACAATCGCTGGAATGTTGGGATTGTCTGGAATGGCCGCTTGGATCCCTGCGGCAGATCCTATATCTACAGATAATTTCTGGGGCGTAAATAGGTCGGCTGATGTAACCAGACTCGGGGGCCTTAGATATAATGCTACTCTTCAAAGTATCTCTGAGGGATTAACAAACGCTTTGGCATTCGGTAACCGCGAAGGAGCTTCTTTTGATTTGATCTTGCTTGATTTCGTTTCTTACTCGACTCTGATCAATGAACTAGGTGCTAAAGTGCAATATGTTCAGCTTGATCATGATGAGGTTGAGGTAAGTTTCGAGGCGATCCATTTCCATTCAGCATATGGAAAGATCCCAGTACTGGCTGACCGATCGCAACCGCCGCAAAGCGCTTATTGTCTTGATACTTCCACCTGGAAATTAAGAACTTTAGGTAAAGCGCCACACATCTTGACTTACGGGATGGAAGGGCTTGAGGGGTTGCGCGTTGGTAATGCCGATGCATTGGAAATCAGGCTTGCGAATTACGGAAACGTGATCAACTCAGCGCCCGGCTATTCAATGAATGTGTCTCTATCAGCATAATTTAAAATAAAAACCGGCTTCGTTGTTTAGCTTAGGTTTTCATCAGGGTCCCTTAAAAAAGGACCCTGTTTTTCGTTAAAAGCATAGAAATCGTTAACTATGAGGTTCAAAGATTTACTTTGAGCGTACTGCGGCAGCCGATGGTCCAGGGTCCTGCCGAGAGAAATCCCTGGTTATTTAAGGAGACAACCTTATGTCACAGCCTAGAGGCTTTGGACTTAACGGAAAATCATTCTACACAAACATCGCAAAACCAATGGAAGTAAACTGTAGCTTTATTGTTGACAGCACCAATGGAAATGGTCTCGGGATCAGGTCGCTAAAGTCCAATGGGTACATCAATAACGTATTCATGAACACCTCTGCAACCCCTGGCACAAGTCGTGGATCTACAAATCCAAATCCAATTGCGGGTTATGCCCTTGTGCAATTTACAAATAACTTCACTTCTTATATTGATGGGTTTAATGGAATTATTGCGCCGCCCACATCTACCACAACTACCTCTTTAACTGCTGGCCATGTTTATCAAATAACATCTTTAGGAACCACAACGACCGCGCAATGGGTGACAGCGGGTTTGACCCCTGGTTTTACGCCAAACCTAGGAACATCATTTGTAGCGGCCGCGACTGCTTCGCTTGGTGGAACTGGCACGGTTGGCGTTCCTGGTGTTAGTCAAATTACAGAAGTTTCAGTTTGTGGTGATCCAAATCAAACTTTGAACAACACAAGTATTGCAACAAACTCTGGCGCCATTGTTCTTGTGCAGTTTTTTGCAGCAACCAGCTCTTCTGTTACAACTCAAATTGTAACAGCTCCGGCTAACAACTCCGTTGTTGCTTTGACGTTCTTATTTGATGGGTCAACAGTTTCAATTGATGGGTTATAATGAGTGGCACAAATCCCTTACCAGCCTCAGAATGTTACTGCGGAGCAAGCTGATGGGAATATTCTCATCAGCTGGCAGGGGTCATTAGGGGCTACATCTTATCAAATTCAAAGAAGCACAGACGGAGTGAATTTCTCTAATTACGCAACCGTTGCGACAATTGCGTACTTTGTTGATTCACTTCCCGGCATTGGCATCATGTATTATTACCAGGTCGCAGGCGTTAATGCCGCTGGCACAAGCCCATATAGCACAATCGTGCAAATGGTTGCAGCTCCTCCTTCTGAAATGTCGTTATATGAACTAAGGATGCGTTCTTATCAGACTGCTGATCGATTAGGGTCTGATTTTGTAACAATTCCAGAAGCCAATGCTTTTGCAAGGCTTGCTTTATATGAGCTTTATGATTTGTTGATTGGTTCATACGAAGATTATTTTTCTTCTAATCAAGTTCAAATTCAAACCAATGGTTCAGTCCAAAACTATGCACTGCCCGATGGGGTGACTAACTATTTGGGCGGCCAATATACGGGCACAACCGGAACTCCGGCCCCAGCTCTTTATAAGCTTACTGGCGTTGATCTTGGAGTTAATCCAAGCCTTAATCAGCCGGCCAGAGTCACAATTAACCGTTATGATTTCGTTGACAGAAATCAATACGTTTATCCAAATTCAAACTCTACTATTTATGGCGTGTTTAACATGCGCTATAGAATGATGGGAACGGCTGGAAACAATCAGACAATAAATTTCATACCGACACCTTCTGGCGGGCAGATCATTTATATTTGGTATGCTTCAAAATTAGCCGCTCTTTTAAAAGACACCGATTTAACAACTATTGGGTTTTCTGGATGGCTAAGGTATGTAATTGTTAGAACCGCCAAATATATGCTCGATAAAGAAGAAGGATCGGACACATCAAAGCTTGATGCAGAATTATTGTTCTTAAAAACCCGTATTGAGCAAATGGCTCAAAATAGAGATATTGGACAAGCTGACACGATCAGCGAAACCAGAAAAGACGGTATTTGGGGCGGATCAAATGGCGGCAACAACGGATCAAATGGTGGTTGGTGATGCAGTTAAGCACAAACCTGCCATTTTCACAAATGATCACAAAATGGGCCGCAATACTAAACCCTATCATAGCGTCGCCAATGACAAATATGGGGATTTTAAAAAATATTGCATTGGCAAATGGTTCGACCGTTATTAATCATAACTTGGCGAAGACAATGCAAGGCTGGACCATTTTAGACATAACGTCGGCAGCTACGATCTATAGAAGCGCCCCTTTTAATGACAAAACACTAACTCTTACAAGCAACGCCGCTTGTGTTGTGACGATTGGAGTATTTTAATGAGTTCGCCAAACATGGGCCTTTCCATTTCAAGCATCGGAGTTGATAGCGGTCTTAATTGGGAGACAAATCTAAACGCATCTCTTTCGATAATTGACGGGCACAATCATTCTGCCGGAAATGGCGTTCAAATTACCCCTGCTGGATTTAAAATAAACACGAGCTTGGCATTTAATAACTATTCCGCAGTAGGCCTACAGGCGACGGTATATAATCAACAGACATCACTTTCCACTATTCAGGCGATATATGTAGGAACAGATGGAAACTTGTATTATAACGATGGCGCAAGCAATAACATTAAAATCACGTCTGGCGGAACAGTTAATGCAACGTCGTCCGGCATCAATTCAGGCTCTGCGTCTGCATCTTTTAGCTCTGGTGTTTTAACTGTAAACTCTGCAACCAACACGCCGGCCAACATAAGTGCCGGGTCCTTGTTGATTGGCCAAAATGTTGCGGGCTCTAATTATGTAACATTATCACCCCCTAGCGCTTTGAGTTCTGGCAGCTACCCCCTTACTCTTCCTGCTATTCCGTCAGCACAGTCTTTTATGTCGATTGATACTTCTGGGAATATGGCGGGGTATTGTGCTGTTTCTGGCGGCATTACTGGTGGAAATATAGCGCCTGCGACCATAACTGGCGCTAATATCGCCTCTGCCACAATTACTGGTGGAAACATAGCGTCTGCGACCATAGCTGGCGCTAATATCGCCTCCACCACTGTCGCAAGATCAAATCAAGTGGCTGTCGGGCAACAAATAAGCTCCAGTTGTGGACCTTTTATTACTATTAGCAATACAAATGTCCCTGTATTAAATTTGAACGTGACGCTTACAACATCTGGGCGGCCTGTAATTGTAAGCATTCAGCCTGACCCGTCGGGGAACGTTGGCCTATTTATCGTTAGCAGCCTTAATTCAGGCACGGTCACATGCGAAACGGTAATTTCTCTTTTACGGGGAAACACTGTAATAGCTGTCACGGGTCTTGAGGTTGTAACAACGGGGATGATCTTTGAAGGGTTTCCGTCATCATTTGTTTATATCGATCCAGTTGGAGCAGGCACTTACACCTATAGTATAGCTTTAAAGCAAGTATCTGGCCCTTGTGTCGCTGGGATATTTTATTCCGTCCTAACGGCGTATGAACTTTAGGAGGGACTGTGTTAGTAAAAACAAATGTAGACATCGCGTTTCTAAAGGGCCTTGATACAAAGACTGATCCTAAGCGCGTTGAAATTGGAAATTTTCTTGCTTTACAAAACAGCGTGTTTACAAAGGGCGGCCTTCTTCAAAAAAGAAATGGTTATCAACAATTATCTAGCCTGCCCAATAACTCTTTTTCATATTTAACTACTTTCAATGACAACCTGACAGCGATTGGAACATCTATTGCGGCGCTATCGGCCTCAACAAATAGCTGGGTTAATAAGGGGACATACTCATCAGTTGAAATCAACACGTTACCGCTAATTAGAAATAGTGTAAATCAAACTCAGTGTGATTCTGTAACCTCATCAAGCGGACTGTGTCTTACCGTTTATACGGAAACTGTGGCGGGATCTTCGGTTTATAAATACGCCATAGCCGATTCTACTACTGGCCAAAACATAGTGGCACCAACAGCAATTCCAGGATCAATTTCTGGATCACCAAGATGCTATGTTGTTGGTGCATATTTTGTTATAGTGGCGCCCGTATCGACTCTGCTTATATATGTGTCCATTCCAATTGCAAACCCATCGATTATATCGGCTTCGCAAACCCTTGTCTCTGAGGTTTATGTTGCAATTTCGTCAAATCCAGGATGGGACGCGGCCTCTCTTAACAACGCATCAAATAATGCCCTTATAGTTTCTTATAATACTACTGCTGGCGCCCAAGGGGTGCATGTGGCTTATTTATCAGAAATTCAAATTTCATTAAATTCAACCACAAGCACGGTTCTAGATTTTAATGGACCTACAAATGTGGCGGCTCTTTTGTCGGTTTGCATAGATCAAACCGTCACGCCACCAACTGTTTACATTAGCTTTTGGAACAACGCCAATTCCTATGTATATGTTGCCTCGGCCTATGTTTATAACGGAACATTAATTCAAAATTTTGCTCCTTCTTCATTGCTTAGCCTTCCGTCTGTTACTAACATAACGGCCGCCGCACAAAATGGGTCCTGCCAAGTTTTGGCCGAAAACTCAAATACATATTCTTATAATAGCGTTGTGACAAATGCCATTTTTACTGGCTTTATCTCGAGCGCCGGAACCCCTTTGTCTAATTATACTGTTGTTCGCGGCGTTGGCATTGCGAGCAAAGCGTTCATCGTTAATGGTGTGGTTTATTTGTTGGTCGCATATAATGGCGGAACTGCTCAAACCATAAATCCAGTACAACAAACATATTTTCTTATAAATGCATCATCATCAACTCAAGCAAATCCATTGGTTATTGCAAAGCTCGCATATGAAAACGGAAATGGTTATTTGACTCTAGGGCTTCCAAATGTTTCCGTTTTTGAAAACACAGCGAGCATTCCCTATTTATACAAGGATTTAATCCAGGCCCTGGAGACATTGAACAATTCACAACAAACAACGACTGGCGGTGTTTACAGTCAAACCGGGGTTAACATAGGTTTGTTTTCTATTGGTTCGGAAAATATAGATTCGTCAGAGGTTGGAAATAATTTAAATATTTCTGGCGGATTTGGCTGGATGTATGACGGATATTTGCCAGTAGAACAAAATTTCTTTTTGTGGCCAGACAATGTGTCGTGCACGTGGTCCACCAGTGGCGGGTTTATACACGCGCAACCAGACGGCGCAACCAATACAAACGCATATGCCTATCAGGCCGTGTATGAGTGGTCTGATAATCAAGGAAATATTTTTAGATCAGCGCCATCCATTCCATTTTTTGTAACAACAACGGGTTCTGGGACAGGGGGCTCCATAACAGTAAATGTTCCGACGCTAAGGCTCACATATAAGGTTGCAAGCACTTCTAATCAAATGAAAATCGTTATTTATAGATGGTCTGTTGCTAATCAAGTTTATTATCAGGTTACTAGCATCACGTCGCCTGAGCTTAACTCTACATCCAGTGATTCTGTGGCTTTTGTTGATAAATTGGCAGACGCATCGATTGTTGGAAATAGCATCATTTACACAAACGGCGGAGTCCTTGAGGACGTAAACCCTCCCGGATATAACATCACAACTCTTTTTGACACTAGACAATGGGTCGTTGACGCCGAGGACCAAAACCTTTTGTGGTTTTCAAAGCAAATTATTGAAGGAACGCCGGTAGAGTTTTCTGATCTTTTGACGTTTTATATTGCACCAAACACAGGGACCACAGGCGCAACGGGGCCCATAACGGCTCTTGCTCCAATGGATGATAAGTTAATAATTTTCAAAAAAGATGCGATCTATTACATTAATGGTTCTGGCCCTGACAATACGGGCGCAAATAACCAATACAGTCAGCCAATATTTGTGACATCGACCGTTGGGTGCTCAAATCAAGCAAGCGTTGTTCTTATGCAAAACGGCCTGATGTTTCAATCTGACAAGGGCATATGGCTGTTGGGTCGGGACTTATCAACCAACTACATAGGCGCACCAGTTGAGGCGTTTAATTCATCAAATGTTAACAGCGCTGTCAATGTTCCCGAGACCAATCAAATACGCCTAACTCTGAGCACCGGACAGACCCTCATGTACGATTACTATTACGAACAGTGGGGCACGTTTTCAGGTGTCCCGTCCGTATCATCATGTATCTATCAGGGACTGCACTCTTTTATAAATTCATCGGGTGTTACTTATCAAGAATCGCCTGGTTTATATTTAGACGGATCCAATCCTGTTCTTTTGAGCTTTATAACGTCTTGGATTAATATGGCGGGCCTTCAAGGCTATCAACGGGCCTATTTCTTTTATTTATTGGGCCAGTACTTTAGTCCGCACAAATTGAATTTGCAGATCGCTTATGACTACAATCCAAGCCCTATACAATCGACACTTATTTTACCTAGTAACTTCAGCTCATCGGTTCCGAGTCCATACGGGGACGTATCAGCTCCTTTTGGGGCAAGCCCTGATCAAGAGCAATGGCGCATATTTTTAACTAAACAGCGCTGCCAGGCTTTTCAAATTATTCTTACAGAAGTTTATGACTCATCTTTAGGCGTCGGCCCGGGCCAGGGATTATCTTTGTCTGGCATAAATATTGTGTACGCAATGAAAAAAGGCTGGCGGACGATTTCTGCGGCACAATCTGCTGGCGGTCAAACTGGGAATAGATAAAAGCATACTATTCACATATATGAGGGCCTGTTAACACCGCCTCATTTTGGAGATTTATGTCTTTAAAGCTATTAAATCCTAATGATCCAACAGCTCCAATCGGCGATCTGCCGACGATGAGCAAATATGCTAAATATCTCTTAGAAAAAACCACAGACGAAATCATTGAGACCCATTTTGGTTTTGTGACATTTCGTTTTTTAAATCCAAATCAAGTCTACATTATTGACATTTATGTTGAGCCAGAACTTCGGTCCGAGGGGCTTGCCTCAAGCTTGGCTGATCAGGTCGTAAAAACTGCAAAAGAACGTGGTTGTAAGGAGGTTCTTGGAACGGTGACGCCATCCATGAAAAACAGTACGCAAAGTATTCGTGTTCTTCTGGGTTATGGAATGCATCTTGATAGTGCGACCAATAATTTAATTGTTTTCAAAAAGGAAATATAAATGGGTGCAATTGGCGGGATGCTTGGCGTAAATGGCGGGGCTGGCGGTACTGGGTTTTCTGGGCCCCAGAGTGCTTCAATCACAAATCCTACCACTGCTGGGCAAATAAGCGGTGCCTATACCGGGGCTCAAAATTCCATGAATTCTCAGCAACAACTGTTGCAAGCGCTGCAAGGTCAAAATGGACTCGGCAACCAATCTCAAGTTTATAACCAGCTCCAGGGCGTGGCAAATGGAACGGGACCAAATCCAGCACAAGCCATGCTTAATCAATCAACCGGCGAGAATGTGGCTAATCAAGCTGCGCTCATGGCTGGCCAGCGTGGGGCTAGTTCTAATGTGGGCCTCATGGCAAGACAAGCCGCTCAACAGGGGGCCAACACTCAACAGCAGGCCGTTGGGCAGGCCGCAACCATGCAGGCCAATCAGTCTTTGAATGCTATTAATTCAGCTGGCGCAATGGCTAACGCCCAGGCCGGAAATCAGATCAATCAAGCCAACACGAACACAGCTTCGCAACAAGCAGAACAACAAGCTCTTCTGAACGCTCAGCAGGGCGTGAATTCATCCAATGTATCGAATCAGGCAAGCATAAATTCGGCAAATGCTGGTTTGGCCGGTTCCGAAATGGGTATGGCTGGATCTGCGATTGGCGGGGCCGCAAGCGGTGCCGCGATGGCGATGGCTGGACCTGCCGCGATGGCAAACGGCGGGTCCGTGATGGATACCGTTAGTGCTGGTGGACTCACGACAGATCCAAATCAACCAAGTTCAGCTTTTGGTAAATTTCTTAAAAACATGAGGCCACAAAATAGCCCTGATGCTTCTATGCAACAGGGTATGACGGCTTTGAGTGGCGCAATAGCCACACATATGAAATCAAACCCTAATACGCCGGCGCCAGCATCAACCACGACCGGCGGTGACATGATCGGATCGGGCGATATGGCGGCAAAGGGCGGCACTGTTAAAGCTCTCGTCTCTCCTGGTGAAAAGTATTTACCACCAAAGGCTGTTGCTGCCGTTGAAAAAGGCGCCAATCCCATGAAGGTTGGAGAGACCATTAAGGGTAAGCCAAAGGTTGGTGGGGCCGTGAATTCTTATGCAAACGATACGGTGAAAAAGAACCTGAAAGAAGGCGGCGTCATTGTTCCAAGGAGCGAGACTCAGTCAAAAGACCCAAGCAATGCTTCGGCTAAATTTGTAGCGGCGGTTCTTGCGAAAAGGAAAATGGGGAAATAATGGAAAAGCTATTTAAGGGTGCTAAAAAAATATCTTGCGATAAAAACTCAAGCTGTTTTGCTTTGCCTAATGGCCATAAGATTACGGTTGCTCATAATTCTTTATCAAAAGAAATGCGCGCGCAATTAGACAAGCTTCCAATTCATGCGGCTGAAGGCGTTGATACACAGAAATATGATCCAGGAAGTGCTGATGAGATGAGCGGTATTGGCGATGCCATAGATTCAGCGGCTGGCGCTTTGGCAGGAGATGCAACTTCAAATAGGTTTTCACAAAAAGGCTCTCAAGACTCAGCCACAAATCGAGACCCAGCCTCTCAACCAACTGGTTTTAATATGGTAGAAGATGCAAAAACAAATCCGGCCCCTGGTATTGACCCTGCTGCCGCCAACGCCCCAGTTCAGGCAACCCCTGGAACGGAGGCCGAGGATCTATCCCCTGATAAGTCCCAACAAGTTCCATCTCTTTTTAATCCTGCTATTTCGCCAGACGATCATAAAACGATTGTTCAAAATGACATTGCAAAAGAATCTGCAAATATCGATCAAGACCTAAAGGACGGGAAGATTGATCCTTTAACCTATCATAAGCTTTTGTGGCAAGAACAACAACCAGATGGTTCATGGAAAGATAAGGGAACATTAGGAAAAATCAGCACTATGTTTGGCCTAATGCTTGGAGGGATGGGATCAGGGCTTACACATCAGCCTAATGCGATCATGCAAATGATGGATAATACCATTGGGAAAAACCTTGACGCCCAAAAAGCATCAAAAACGAATGCTCAAAACATTTATAAGCTTCAATTAGAGCATCAGATGAACGAATCTCAAATGGCAGCACAGCGCGCGGGAATTAAGCTAACGGAACAACAAACAAAGCTTATGAGCGCCGACGCGGAAGCAAAAGCATATAATATTTCAAGAATTAAAATGAATAGTTCAGTTTTAGATAACGCCGTTAAGCTTTATCAAAGCTTGCCAGACAATGATCCTAGAAAAGCGCAAGCGCAGCAAACAATTGCCATGATGGCGCCAGCCGTGAATGCTGAAAATGCAAATCTTGCAAGTGTTGCGGCGGCTCAATCGGCAAGATTTAAGGCCATGATGGGCGACATCAGTGGCGGATCAGGGTCTGAGCAACAGTTTCAGCAACAAAACATGGGCAGAAGAATGATGGGGCCAGAGGGCGAGAAAATGGCAGAGGTCGCAGAGGGACATCATATGCCTGGATTTTCTGGAAGATCCAGCACTACAATACAGCCAGAGGATCGTCAGTTTTTACAAACCGGAACGGATTTTCAAAACCAACTAGATAATTTCATTGATTGGACTAAAAACCATTCTGGAAAGTTAAGTCTTTCTGATTATTCTGAAGGAAGAGCAAAGGCCGCAGATCTTCAAGGGGCTTATCGTCAAGCCACGCGCGGTGGGGTTTATAAAGAAGGCGAGCAGAATTTCATTTCAAAACTGATTGATCCTGATCCGACTAAATTCTTTAATAGCATTCGAGTCGTGCCAAGTTTAAAGGCAATTTCAGATGATAACAAGAGGCGTATTGGTGATTATACTAAAGGTCTTGGTCTTGGGGAGTATACTGGCGGCGCTCAAAAACAGGCGTCCAACTCTCTTCAAGAAGGACAGACCGGAACCCATAAAGGAAAACCAGTTGTCGTTAAGAATGGAAAATGGACATATAAATAATGCCAAATTATCTTCCCTGTCTAAACCCTAATTGCAAATCACATGGGAAGTCCCACCCTAATTGTAAGTGCTATGACAAGCTTGGCCTTTCTGCTTTGCAATCTTTAGAGTCTCAAGGGTACGAGACGCCAAGCGAGTATCGCGGCGGTCGAAAGAAAAAAGATTCTAATCCTTTTGCGCAAGGTATTTTTAATAACTATGCAGAAGGCGGAGATGTTCAAGATGATCGATTTTGCTCAAGGGCTCATGCTCATTTGCCTGATTGCGAATATTATTTGGCTGGCGGCGATATTATACCACCAGATCAAGTGCAGGTTGATCAAGAGCCGATTGACCCGTCACAAGTAAAAATCGATTCGCCTGACGAAATACCAAATGATCAAGTTCAATTAGATTCCGATAAATATAGCACACTTCCTCAGCAAATTGGAACAGCCGCCGAAGGTGTGGCTAAAGGTCTTGCGGGTCCAATTGCCACAGGTGCGGAACTTGCGGCACATGAAGTTGGTCTTGATAAAGCTTTTGGAATGGACACAAGCGCTGAGGCTCAAAAGGGGCGCGCTGAAGAAAACCCATTGATTAGCGGAATTTCTGAGGGGACCGGGCTTGTTGGCGGTCTTGTCTCGGGTGAAGGCCTGCCTGGATTAGTTGCAAAATCTGTTGAAGCCATTCCAATGATCGGAAAACTGGCAGAAGCCACCACTATTGGCGGACAGATTCTGTCAAAAGCCGCAACGGCTGGAATTGAAAACATGGCGTTTCAAGCAAGTGATGAGGGCACTAAGGCTATGCTTGGCATGGGAAACCCTGATCATCCTGTATCATCGGCTCTTTTTAATGTCGGAGCTTCTGGGCTTTTTGGTCTTGGTGCTGGCGGCTTATTTGGAGCTGTTGGGTCAGGTGCCGCGAAAGGTTTAGAGGCTATCGATAATGCGAAACTTGCGGCAAAGCTTGATTCATATATGGCGGGCGTTGGTTATGCAGCAAGCGAGGAAGATCCCGCTAAAAGGGCCGCTATAAAAGAAGCGCTTTTTGGTGGTAAGCCAAAGCTAAAATTTGGCCAAAGCGGAACCATGCTCGATTCGGCGGAAGACGTGGCGGCTCAGCATGAGGCCGTTGGTAAAACATTTGATCCGACAGCTTTTAAGATGGGCTTTGGTCATATCGATTCTGGAGCTTTGCAAGATAAGCTCGTGAATAGCACGGCATCTGCGTTGACTGCGGCAGGAGCTGCTGCAACGGGAACGGGTATTTTTGGTTATGCTTTTGCTAAAAAAGAAGTCGCAAAGATGCTTGGAAAATATGCAGATAAATACCTGACTCCGACGGCTGAAAAATACACATATCCAGTCATTTTAAAGGCAATCCAAACAGGGTCTTTTGATAATTTAGTGGGTCAATTGCGATATGCCAAAAATGCTTCCATGGGCGCTCGTGCGATCACAAAAAGTATTGATGCTCTTTTTGATGGCACTAAAATAGCCACGCAACAAACTGGAGATAAGACAAGGGCTGGTGAAAAACTTATGGATTTTATTTCTTCTGGCGGCATGAATCGAGATGTGATTAATCCACAAGAAGTGGTGCCTGATGAAAATCAAACACCGGCTTTTGCACAAGGCGGAGACGTTCAGCCACAAGCTTCTGATCCAAACCCACTGGCTAAAATTTACCCTGATCAGAATGTTTTAGTGAATGCCGCAAGGATGCGAGTGAGCAATTATTTAACGACCGTAAAGCCCACTCAAAGCATGAAGATGCCATTTGATACGAGTCAAAAAGACCCAGCAAAAGAGCGCTCTTATATGAGGGCCATAAATATTGCAAACGATCCGATGAGTGTTTTAGAGCATATTCAAAATGGAGAGTTCACGGCTGAACACGTTCAGCATATGACTGGTATGTACCCAGACCTTCATAATCATTTATCAAAAGAAATTACCAAGAAAATCACTGAGTCTCAGCTTGGAGAGACCAAGCCAAGCTATAAGGTGAGACAGGGCTTAAGTCTCTTTTTGGGATCAGCCCTTGATTCTTCAATGACTCCAGCCTCAATTCAAGCGGCACAAGGCGTTTTTGCTCAACAAAACGCTGAAAAACAAGCCGGAATGGCCGCCGGGAAACCAAAGCGCGGAACCGGGACCATGTCTAAAATAGCTCAGAAGTATCAGACGGACGACCAAGCGCGCGTCGACAGACTGAACAAGAGTTAGCTTTTTGCTTCTCTGGAAAAAAAATATCCCGCAAAACGCTAACCACAAACAGGCTTACTCCAAAAGCAACATACCCTAAAAATGTTAACATAAATCCTCCATCGTTTTATTCATAATACCACACACGCGAATAATTTAAAAGCATAGTTTTCTCTAATATTGAGGAGGAGACCCCTAAACCTCAAGAATGGAGACCCCAGATGTCATCTCGCACGAACCTTCGGCCGCAAATTGTCATTCCTGCCGCCCTTGCAACTCCTGCCAACACTGGATCAATGGCGGCAAATATAGCCTCTCAGCCGACCATTATGCAGTCTTTATCAATGGTAAGTTATGGTCTTTCGTGGACGGGGACATCTCCTGTTGGCACGGCTTCGATTCAATTTTCAAATGACTATTCTTTAAACCCAAACGGGACTGTCAACAATGCTGGCACTTGGAACACGGTTACTATAGGCCTTAATGGCTCGCCAGTTTCAAGTATTCCGATTACCGGAAACACAGGGTCTGCTTTTATTGATATTGAGTCCACCGGGGCTTATGCATGCAGGCTTTTATACACTTATTCGAGCGGCACCGGAACGCTAACTGTTACCGCAAACGGTAAGGTGCAATAATGGCGTCGACCTATGCAAGTTATCCATATGCCGGGGGGTCTGGCGGCGGAGTTTCGGTATATTCAACATTTAGCGCTTTTCCGGCGGGAACCACGGCTGGCCAATTAGCGGTTGCGGCTGATACCGGCATTTTATATGAATGGAACGGGGCAGCTTGGGTTCCAATTGGCGGTCCTGGGGCTGTTTTAAGTATTGGAACAATTGACAGCCAAACACCGTCTGCAAATGGCGCCACAATTAATGCTAATCAACTAATTATGCAATCAGCTTCGGCAACGGTGCCGGGCTTAGTGAATCTAGCGGCTCAAACTTTTGCCGGCGTAAAAACACTTTCGTCAGCTCCCATTTTATCGTCATTGACGGGCTATTTGTACGCTAACGGCGCAACCGCTCTCACGGCGTCAACTGCCATTCCGACAACGGTTTTATCTGGAACGCTTCAAGCGGCTCAGTTTCCGGCCTTAACTGGAGACGTAACCACGACGGCTGGTTCTTTAGTGACAGGCCTTGTGGCTACATCAAATGCGACACTTACCACATTGTCATCTCTTTCAAGCATTGGAACGATAACAACAGGCACGTGGCACGGAACAGCAGTTGGGGTTGCTTATGGCGGAACTGGCGTTAATGCGACAACTACTACTCAAAACTATGTGTTTGCGGCACCGTCTACTGGCGGCGCCGGGTCCCCAACGTTTCGGGCTTTAACGACAGCGGATCTTCCGGCTGGCACGGGAACTGTGACAAGTGTTGGAATGACGGTTCCAGCGTTTTTGAGCGTGTCTCCTCCTACAATTACGACTTCTGGGACATTTGGTATTACTTATTCTGGGACAGCATTGCCTATTGCAAATGGCGGCACTTCTGTAACGTCTGTGACGACAGCGCCAACGGCAACATCCTTTGCCGGTTGGGACGCAAATAAAAATCTCAGCGCCAATTCCCTTATTCAAGGTTATACAACAACGGCAACAGCTGCCGGAACCACTGTTTTATCGGTTGGATCTACTGAGATTCAATATTTTACAGGAAGTACAACTCAAACAGTAACTTTGCCGGTAGTTACCACTCTTGCTAATGGTCAACAGTTTCAAATTGTAAATTTGAGCACTGGCGTTGTGACGGTACAAACGTCCGGCGCAAATACCGTGCAGGCAATGGCCGCAAGCACTAATTTATTTTTGACGGTTGCAAATAACGCGGGCGGCACGGGCACCGCTTCATGGTCTTGGGAATATACAGGTGCAAACACTGCCACTTTGGGGGTTGCGCTTGGTGGAACGGGGCTTGCTTCCGGCACATCAGGCGGAATACCTTACTTTAATACAACATCGACCATAGCGTCATCAGCTGCTATTACAAATCATGGTCTTGTGGTTGGCGGCGGGGCCGGCGGTCCAATCTCATCTATTGCGGCTGGTGTAGCAGGACAAATACTAACCGGCACAGCAACAAATCCAAGTTTTTCATATACACCGACTTTAGGAGTAAACGCCACGACCGCTGGAACGCTGGGGCTTGCCAATGGAGGCGCCTCCGGCACAACAATTACGCTTCAGAATTTAGGGAATATAACGACGGGTTATAATTTCAATTTACCAATCACGGCCGGAACTGCTGGACAGGTTTTAACGTCGCAAGCTGGCGGATCTACTTCAATGACCTGGAGTTCGGTTTTAACAAATCCAATGACCACATTGGGCGATATAATTTATGAAAACGCAACGCCTGCTCCGGCTAGGCTTGCTGGAAATACTTCGGCAACGTTATCAGTACTAACTCAAACGGGCACCGGCACCGTTTCAGCCGCTCCGGTTTGGACCACGTCTACCGGAACGGGAAATGCTGTGTTTTCTGCAAGCCCGACATTGACCGGAACCATAGCGGCCGCATCACAAACTCTTTCTGGCACTCTAGCGGTAACGGGCGCCATTACTCCTACGGGCGGGATAGTTGGAACAACCGCTGGGGGAAATGCCACTGCTGGAAATGTCGGCGAATTTGTAAGCGCTAATTCCGCTGGTGTTACATGGGCAACCTCTGGAGCAATTGAAAACATAGCTTCTATTTCTTTAACTGCAGGCGATTGGGATGTTTATGCGACGGTTGCTTTTCAAACAGGTTCAACATCTGTTGCCACATATGCTGCAGCTGCCGTTTCTCTTACAAGTGGAAATTTTGATGCGGGCACATTGGGTGGTATTTGGTCCTTGACGCAATCATTTTCTACAGCATCAACTTATTATGCTCCCCTTTCGCCAAGAAGAATTAACATAAGCTCTACTACAACAGTATATTTAACTGGGGAGGTTAGTTACTCAACCCTAGGCGGCGGCACTTGGAGCGCAAATTCAATAATTCAAGCAAGGCGTGTTCGATAAAATAAAGGGGACATATGGCATTACCAAATAATTTTCCTACCAACATACAAGTCGCCGCAAACTCGATTTTAGACAATAACAATCGGCAAACATATTTAGGAAATCAATTTATCTATGGCACAAATTCAACGGCCATTGCTGGTACCAACGAAACGCCGTTGATTGTGTTGTCAAATCCTGTGTCCAGCACAATTTCATTGTTTCACAACGTCAGAAAATTAACGTGTTTAACGGCTTCAAACTCATCCATTTTTAGATTTTATATAGCTCCAACTGGCGTCACTGGCGGCACTACACAAACACCAACAAATTTACGTTTCGCAAGTTCAAATACAAGCAAGTCTGTGGTCACACTGAGCCCAACAGTTTCAACAAATGGAACTTTCCTTGCGGCTTTAGCAAGTACTGCATTTAATCCAGACATTTCTTCAGTCTTGGTGATCTTAGATCCTGGCCAAACAATGTTATTAACCGTTCAAAATAGCTCTGCCTCATCGGTTGCGGCAGAGCTTTCTTGGTATGAACTTTAAGGATATATGATGTCTGAGGACGAGCTTCTTCATTATTTTATGGAACAGACCAATAAATCACTTGAACAGATTCAAAAGGATGTGAAATCATTACTGGGTTTTAGAATGGCGTTATTGGGCGGGGCGGCTGTCATCAGCGCTCTTGTCTCTTATGTCGTAGTAATATTTTTTGGTCGTTAAACACAAAGGAAAAGCATGACACCTACAGTTCAAGGAATCGATTTGTCTCATTGGTCAGAAGTCACAAGTTTTGCGGCAATTAAGGCTGCCAATTATCAATTCGTCTATCTTAAGTGCACAGAGGGCGAAGCTGTAGTCGATTCCAAATACCAAGGATTTAGTCAATCTTGCATTCAAGAAGGCCTTTTACAGGGAGCATACCATTTCTTTCGACCAGAGCTTGATCCAATTGTTCAAGCAAAGCACTTTTTAGCTCATATAAACCCTAAAGTTCAAAACCCATTACCTTATGTTTTAGACTGGGAAGTGGTGGACGGAACGACGGTTGCGGCTGATGTGGCTGGGGCTCAGAAATTCTTAGACTATGTTCAAAGCCAGACTGGTAAGGTTCCAATGGTGTATGCGGGTCATTATTCGCTAGACGCTTTGGATTTGCCAGAATCTTTTCAAAAATACCCTCTTTGGCTTGCAGACTATGCCTTTGTTCCGACTTTACCAAAAATATGGAGCAAGTGGACCTTTTGGCAACACACCTCAAAGGGCACGGTGCCCGGAGTGTCTGGCGATGTAGACGTGAATTATTTTAATGGCACACTTCAGGACCTGTATGCCTTAATCGGTTTGACAGTGTCCTTGTCTTAAACACAGAATTTATATTGATCAACAACAAACAAGGAGAAATTGAATGTCACTTACACCACAGGTTATGGCTATTTTAGGAAAACTTGAAGCCGCAGACCTTCCAATTTTAGCGGCAGGCCTTTTGCCAGCTTTGGAAGAAGAAGCAAACACTCTGCTTCCGGCGGCTGATCAAGCGACAGCGGTAGCCGTTGAGACTGTTGTAAATCCAGCATTGCAAGCAGCGCTCGCGAGCTTAATTGCAAAAATTCCGGTTGTTTCATAAATGAGCGCGCCTAGCACTGATAATGCGGTTGCAGATTTCTTCAATAACATTATCAGTGCTTTGATTAAGGGCGGGGACGTTGCGGCTGAGGCTTATATTACGACCCTTGACCCTGCAATCTTAGCCCTTCCGCCAGTAGCTCTATTGGTTGACCAGGGGGTTCAATATCTAGGCCAAATTGTAAATGCTTATGTTGCAAAAGGGCTTACTTCCATTGTCATAGACGTTCAAACTAAGGGAGAGGAATCAAGTTGCCTTCAGGCCGCGCTAGCTTTGCAAGAAGCCATTAACAAAGGAGATCAAGATGCAATCAATCAAGCCGTCCAAAATGCGTCTAATGCGTACGGGTCTCTCATTCATTGGAATGGCTCTAGCTCTAATATTCCTTCCTAGTTGTTCATCCGTACAAGTAAAGGACTATCAGTTCATTGGCTCTCTAGGGCCCGAAGGCGCTGTCCAATTCGGTACTTTAGACAATATTCAAACAAATCTTACAACTGCCGAGTTTTGGGGTATGTGGAATGATCTAACCCATCCGATGGTTGCAACAAGTGTTGATACTTTAACAGACATAAAAGCAATTATAGAAAAGCTCTGTTCTTTTGAAAATGGAGAATGTCAATATATGACTCCAACAGAAAAAGCCCAAGCTAAGCAATTTTTCAATCACGTGGACACCTTAAAGGCAAAAGCCGCGTCTCTTTTTCAATAAATTTATTTATAGACACCGCTTCAAAAGACAATGGCCCTTGTCAATTAAGAGCAAGGGCCATAGAGTGTGAAGGCTGAAATCACATTGGGCTGAGATTAATTCTTAAGAACCTCAATGTCAAATTTTTAGCTATTGTCTCTAGAAAGAGACGGAGTGGGCCAAAATCCTCACAGATTGTTCATGGGAATACCCATGTGGCGTGAGGGGGAAAATGCTTTATAGAAGCTACCTACCTTGACTCCGAAGCGAAAGCTTTAAACGAGTGTGGACATCTATATGCCGGAAGGGCGACGACTCAAGGAGAAATCTTGGGACTACTTCGGTTTTATACTCTGTGGGGGTAGGGGGAACCCATACCTTCGGGACTCGGATCTAAGGAGAAATTCATGGGAATAAGGTTCATTGAAGTTTCAAAGCTTAGAATTAAGAGATGGAGAATTGAGAATAAAAGAGCTAAGTCTTTAGGCATAGTCAGCCTCCCACTGGAGATTTTGAAGAATAGAAGGTTTGAGCTTAATGCAAAAAAGTATCGTTCTGAAGTATGGTTTCAACAGAAATTAGAGTTAAAATTTGGCCATTTAAATCTTAATGTTCATAAGAATTTTAATATCTTGAATCGGTTTTTTGCTGATTTTTTTATTTTTGAACAAAGCCTAGTCATTGAGATTGATGGCTCTATTCACGACGATCAAAAGGAATATGATCAAAGGCGCGACCTGTTGTTTTCAAAAGCAGGCTATACCGTTTTAAGAGTGACGGCATATGACGAATTGGGTGCTTTTCGCTGTTTAAACAAAATACATGAAATCCTTAATATTCCCGTTGAACCAATATATAAGCCAAAACCTAAAACCAAATTTAAAAAGCCTTTTAAGGAATTTAAGCGGGCAACCAAAACCTTTCAAAAACAAGCAAGAAGCAAAGCCAAAGAAAAAAGAATGGCCATTATACGCAAAAAACACGATGAATTAAACAACGCCGCCATTTTATGGTCATTAGGGAAAGGCCCAAGCCCATATACTATCAAATAACATTATATATTATGCTTGACAGTGGTATCATGCTATGCGATACTGTCTCCAACAAGGAGAGTTATGAACGAGAAGAGATTTAGGCGAGAGCTTGGTTATACGATACGGAATTTAAGAAAAGCACGAAAGCTGACGCAAGCAGAGCTTGGAAGAAAGCTTGGTGTGGGGCAAACAAGCGTTGCCAATTACGAGAACGGGAAGAGGGACTTTTCTATTACTACTCTTGTCCGATTAGAGGAAGAGCTTGGAAACATTTGGTCTGTCACGAAACTGAAAGGGTTACTATGAATCAAATCATTATTTACAACGAGAGAACCATCGAGGTCGATGAGGAAAAAATAACAATTGGCTTTGATGGAAGTGGAATTGTTAGAGAGATTGCTGTTTGGTTATCGTGTGTTCAAGGGGCTTTTGTGTTTAATGACTGGGTGTATTTAATGCCATCTTCATGGGCCCACAATGGGCCAAATGAAAAATTAGCCGAAAAGTGCCAAAGCTATGTGGACGATTATATTGGAAAGGAGTCTATATGAAAACTCTTCTAGACCTTGTAAACGACAGACACGCCATTAATCAGCTATTAGACGAATCTGGTGGCGAGGTGACCAATGTTGAGATTGAGGACATTGTAACCATTTGGATGAACGAAAATGCCTTAGATTTAGAATCAAAAATAGACAACTATAGAAACATGCAGCTCACCCTTGAATCTAAGATTGCGCAACATGAGCTGTTCATTAAACAGCACCAGGCAAAAAAGGGAATTTACAACAGGTCCTTGGAGTTTTTAAAAACACGACTTAAACAATCAATGATTGAGCTACAGGTTACTGAGTTAAATGGAATAGAACATCAGTACAAGCTTGCTAAAGGCTCTCCTAGCGTTGAGATTTTAGATATAAAACAAATTCCTGCAACGTTTTGCAGAGAGAAAATAACTATAGAGCCCGACAAGATTGCTATTAAAATGGCGCTGCTGAATCATTCTGATGAGATCCCTGGCGCAGTATTAAACACAACATATAAACTCATTCCTGGGGTTAGATCATGATTGCGTTTCATGGAAAACAAGAGATTAAAGATAAATACTTGAATCGAGTTTTAAAACACCAAAAGCTTGATCAGATTATTAAGGGTCAATATTGGCAAGGCGGAAAGGGTTGCGCTGTCGGCTGTACCATTCACGGCTCAGACCATGCTGCTTATGAGAAAGAGCTAGGCATTCCACAGTGGATTGCAAAACTTGAAGATCGAATTTTTGAAGGATTGCCAAATGATCGAGCGATAAGTTGGCCCGGTGAATTCTTAGAGGCCATTACACCAGGAGCAGACCTTTCAAAATGCTTAATACCGATGCTGATCTTTATTGTGGAGAGCGCAAGAGAGTCTGCTAAAAATGAACGATCCATAAAAGCAGTTGATGGTGTTCTAAAAGAACTTAAAAAAGATGTAATAAATTATGATGACCTTTTAATAGCTAGGCGTGCTGCTGCTGATGCTGCTGATGCTGTTTATGATGCTGTTGATGATTCTGCTGCTGATGCTGCTGCTTTTGCTGCTTATGCTGTTTATGATGCTGATGCTGTTGCTGTTGCTGATGCTGCTTTTGCTGCTGCTGCTGCTTATGCTTATGCTGCTTATGCTGTTTATAATGCTGATGCTGTTGCTGATGCTGCTTTTGCTGCTGATGCTGCTGTTGCTTTTGCTGCTTATGCTGCTGCTGATGCTGCTTTTGCTGCTTATGCTGCTGCTGTTGCTGATGCGGCTGTTGCTTTTGCTGATGCTGTTGCTTTTGCTGATGCTGCTGCTAGACAAAATGCCTATGTTAAATTTGCTGATAAATTATTAAAACTATTGAGGGCCGCAAAATGAGCAATCTTGTTGTGTATTCAGAAGATCAAATTGAGCTTTTAAAGAAAACAATAGCGAAAGGGGCGTCTAGTGACGAATTCAACCTTTTTATCAACCAATGCAAACGAACAGGGCTAGACCCATTTTCAAAGCAGATTTATTTTATCAAAGACAATAACGGCAAAGTAACAATTGTATCTAGCATTGATGGGTTCAGACTAATTGCTGAAAGATCTGGTGACTATGAAGGACAGACCAAAACTGAGTGGTGCGGAGAGGACGGGGTCTGGAAAGACGTTTGGTTGCATGAAAAAGCTCCGTGGGCGGCTAGAGTCGGCGTCTATCGTTCTAAATTTAGAGAAGCCCTTTACGGCATAGCGCATTTCCAGGAATATGCTGGATATAAAGCTAATGGAGATTTGACCTTCATGTGGAATAAAATGCCCGCCCTCATGATTGCAAAAGTCGCAGAGTCCCTAGCCCTTCGAAAGGCTTTCCCAAACGATTTAAGCGGGATTTACAGCTCAGATGAAATGGAGCAAGCAGAAAAGGAAACAAGCGATGCAAAACCCACAGGAAACAATAGACCAAAAGAATCAAATAATAAACCAACTCTTGAAGGATCAGCGTCGGCTGGAGGTCCTTCTGGAGCACTCACGCAGACTCAACAAGACCCTAAAAGAAATGGTGCTTCAGAAAAAGAAGTTAGGAACGAGTCGCCAATAAGCATGTCGGACTATCAAAAACTTTATGAACAATGTAAGGTCTGGCACAATCAAGGAAAAGAGGCCGTTGACTTAAGGCTAAAAAACATGGGAATAGATTCAGCTATGCATATAAAGCAATTTCAGCTAGCGGCTGTAATGAAGAAGCTCGAGAGTAAATGAATTTTAATCAATTATGGCACCATTATCGTAAACTAAACACAGGAGAGAGTGTGCAAATATCAGCAGAGACAATTACAGTAAACGGAAAAACCTATTATTCAACGCCAGATATAAAACAAGAATATTCCGGCGACTGGAAAATAATCGTACTTCAGCGAGGCTGGGTGATTGTTGGAAAAATGGAAAAAACTGGTTCTGAATGTAAGGTCCATAGCGCCGCCGTTATAAGAAATTGGGGAACAACAAAGGGTCTCGGTGAAATTGCAAAAGATGGTCCGACAAAAGATACAAAGCTCGATCCAACAAACGGGACGGTGGAATTCGATTATCTCACTATCGTCGCGACAATCGCAGTTAACGAGGAAAAATGGAAAAGTTTGCTTTAAAAGGTGAGGACGCGCAAACCGTAGGCTTGCAGCACGGCAACGGCTACGGCGACGGCGACGGCTACGGCCACGGCAACGGCAACGGCAACGGCAACGGCGACGGCAACGGCTACGGCGACGGCAACGGCAACGGCAACGGCAACGGCTACGGCGACGGCAACGGCTACGGCGACGGCCACGGCCACGGCAACGGCAACGGCCACGGCAACGGCCACGGCAACGGCTACGGCCACGGCGGCGGCGGCGGCGACGGCGGCGGCTACGGCGGCGACGGCGACGGCGGCAACGGCGACGGCAACGGCTTAGGCTGGTGATCATGTGCCCTTATTTGAAGGACTCCTATGACAAGGCCATAGCGGCGCTTCTTAAGGATATCGACAAATTTTGGGATGATTCAAATCCATCGGCAGTCATTCCGGCTAAAGATCATGGCAATTCATTATTATCCATTGGATTTGATATTCGAAACGATTCCATAGCGGCCGCATCGATAATAAAGGCTAAAATGGTTTTAAAAGAGCTTGGCGAGCAGGAGTAGTCTTAATATGAAAACGATTCATAGCATGATCCGGTCATCAAATTGGGATGAAGAGGTTATAACCCTCAGAGAGTCAATTAAGTTTAGGCTTAACGAAGCTTCTCGTGCGATTGTTGAGGAAGAGGTTTTAAAAATACTTGGGCGGGTCAGGATATTTAAATCGGTGGATTTAAAAGACATGCAATACAACTGGTTTATTGAGCCAGAAAAAGAACAATCTAAATAATGATGAAATCAATGACAGACAAAGACTTATTAATTATAGCGCATGAATTTGCAGAGCTTCATTTGCGTGGGGCGCTTATGGGGGCGGCAAGCAGAACTATAGCTGAAATTATAATAGAGGCTTTTGTGTCTGGCTGGATAAGTCGGGACTGTTTCGATAAACCAAACCCACACATTGCGATGATCAAACAGGACAAACTATCTTAGTGAACAGGGTTGAACGTCACAAGAGGCGGGGAGGTTTAATGCCGTACAAACCAAAAAGAAACACTGTAATAAAATGGGAGCCGGCATTCCTTCCAATTGTAACAAAGCATATAGAACAAGGTGGGTCTATGTCATCAGCGGCTGGGGCTTTGAGAATATCTATGCCTAGATGGAGTGTTTTTATTAAAACCATTCCAGAACTTAAAGAGCTTAATAATCATTACAAAAATACATTAAATTACAAAGGATGGGTTAGGTGATTTATTTGGTATTATGGGTCTTTTTGGTCTCGGTATGCTTGGTATTTGTGCGCGGATGTCGGAAGGATGAGGAATAATGGAAGGTAACTATCCCTTGAGGACAAGTAATGAGAATTTAGACTGTAGGAGAGAGTCTAGCAAATGACGGCGAATATAGAGGACTTGGCACAAAATGAGATAATGTATAAAAAAGACCTTGCTTTATTATACACACTGCTATTCTGTATTCAACAAGGAGACGAAAATGAAAACCTTCAAATTCAAAGTAATCGAATACGGAATCTCTGGCCCTAGCGAGAAAATGTTGGAAGTAAAAGCCCGCACCGAATCAGCGGCACTGAAAAAGGCCCAGCGCATCCAGGGCA